GAAGATATCTTCAATAGATTTGCTTTGCTCAATCATTATAATACGGGTTTTCCATATTATAACATAAAGAAGAATGCAACGGCGGATCAGTATACTTTGGAAATGTCTCTGTCTGGCTATAAAAAATCAGATATAGAGATAGATGTACAAGAAGGTATACTAGAGATAAGAGGCAAAGCTGACGAACATGATACGGAGGACTATGTCTATAAAGGTATGGCTAAAAGAGCTTTTACGCGTAAGCTACAACTGGCTGACTATGTGGAAGCGAAAGGTGCTGAACTCGAAGACGGGATTCTTAAAATCAAATTGGAGTACTGTCCACCAGAAGATAAAAGACCTAAGAAAATTTCCATAAAATAGTAGGATTCAAAAATTACAACGCCTCGCGCGTATGTCCTACATTTTCTGAGATTAAATCCAGTCTTTTAACTCTTCGCCCATAATTTGTGTGGCGATGTTAATTTTCTTGCGGAGAGCTTTGACGATTCTTTCGTCAACTGTTTTCTCCGCAAGTATATCTATATAAGTCATTGGTTTAGTTTGACCTATTCTATCTATTCTTGCTTCAGACTGTTTTCTCTTTTCTAAATCATAACCATTAGAATAATAAATCATATTACTTGCAGCTGTTAGGGTAATTCCATAACCACCCGTTTGTGGTGTTCCAACGAAGAATCTAACATTTTCATTCTCTTGAAATTTCTTAATATTCTTCTGTCTTTCACTTTGCGGAGTCAGGCCAAAATAGTCCACACAACAGTCGTCGCCAAATTCTTTTGTAAGTGCTTTAATAATTAGAGTGACGTCTCTTTGCCAATTAGCCCAAATAACAACTTTTCCCTCTATTTCGTATAAAACATCAATTAACTCATTCATACGATTATGGGGAATTTCCTGTGTTGTGCCATCATCGGCTTTAAAATGGCCACAAGTAATTTGTTGCAATCTCATTAATTGAGTTAGAGCAGTAGCCGTTGTAATCATTTTACCATTCATCTCTGCCAGAGCCAATTGCTTCATTTGTGCATAAACTTTAAGCTGGTCGGGAGACAACTGAATAATTCTTTTCATAAAAGTTGTTTTAGGTAAATCTAGGCAATCATCTTTTAAAACTCTATGTGAAAATGGTTTTAATTTTTTCGATAATTCTTCTAAATTTTTATATCCAACTACCTTTTGAAAAGTTTTACCATTAAAATACATGTTTTTCATAATGGCATATCTAGTTCTAAACGTATAATAAGAAGAATGCCCCAAGAGCCAAGAATCAAGGAACTGGCATTGAGTATATAAATCTAACGGCGATTTAGTGACGGGAGAACCTGTTAATATTCTTCTATATTTCGCCATAGAAGCTAAATCCAATATAGACTTAGTTCTTTTAGCACTGGGATTTTTAATGGTGGTACTTTCATCTATAGCCATCATAACATTGTGAGAGTTTAAAAATCTTCTAGCAAATTCAACGCCTTTTTTAGTTGAAAAAGCTTCAACGTTCATAATTAATATATGTAATTTTACTTCACTCTTGAAAAGAGAATTTAATTTTTCTTGTTGTGTTTTATGTATTAGAGCCTGCCACAAAATTGACACATTTTCGACATGTTTAGCCATGTGTATAGGTATTTCTTGTTCATACCATGTTTTAACAACACCTTTTGGTGCTATAATTAAAGCACCATCAATTTTACCTTTATCGTAAAGCATAGAAATATTATCAATGAGTACTTTAGATTTACCAGTACCCATTTCCATGAAATAGGCAAAAACTTCCTTGTTCCAGGACATTTCTAGCGCTTTTAATTGATGCGCGTATGGCTTTGTCTTAAATTTATAATTAATCATTTTTTCTTTTTCTTTCTTGACTTCTTATATAATATGTTTATATCTTTTGTCAAGAAAGTTATGAATATAAAATATGATAAAATCAGTAATGTACATGAAACACAAAGTACAGTTTACGTATTACAAGAATTACCAGGAACACGATTAGGGCGACCTAAGTATAATATTATTGGCGCTCAAAAATTTGGTAAGTTGAAAGTTCTTCTTAAAGAAGACACTCAAATTATTATGAGTCCTGGTCCAATTATATTTGAACTAAGACGTTTACTAAAAGATTACACGTCTGACGATTATTTACTTTTATCTGGCGATCCATCTGTAATTGGACTTGCCTGTGCAATTGTTTCCGATATAAACAATGGAAGATTTAATCTTCTAAAGTGGGATAGACAGGAACAAATGTACTATCCATTAGAAATAAATCTATATGAGAAAGGAAAGATAGATGAATAGTGCCTTAAAAAAGCCTTATTGTATTTATACATTAAAAATAAAACGAAAGGAAAAAATATGAGTAGTGAAAGCTTACAACAACAGTTTGAGGAGGACTCTCCCCAACAAGTAAATAAACTAGAACATGTTAGAAGTTTATCTAACTATGTTATTCAGTTACAATCTTTAGAAGATGAAGTAAAAACTATGGAAGAAAATCTAAAGAAAAAGAAAGAAGCAGCAGATAAAATATCTCAACAAGTGATACCAGAAATCATGGATGAAATGAAAATGAAGACCATGAAATTACAAGACGGTTCTGGTATAGAGATAAAAAAAATTTATGGCGCTACCATTCCTATAGATAAAAAGGAAGGCGCATACCAATGGCTTCGAGAAAACGACCTGGGTGATCTTATTAAAAATGAGGTTACTGTTTCCTTTGGTCGTGGCGAAGATAACAAGGCGAGCGATTACGCAAACCTTGCGAGAGAAAATGGGTTTGAACCAGCCCAAAAGCTGAAAGTTGAACCCATGACTCTCAAAGCAGAGTACAGATCGCGAGTTGAAAAAGGTTTAGACTTGCCTTCTGAACACTTTAACCTGTTTAAGGGAAACAAAACAAAAATAACAAGGAACAAATAACATGACACAAGAAACAAGCGACTTAACAGTCAAAAAAGAAGGTGCATTAGCTACTTTAGATTTTGAATCAGACTCAGGAATGGGTTTAGAAAATATAGAGAAAGGCGATTTAGCTTTACCGTTTCTAAAACTACTACAAAGTGGTTCTTACGAAACTAAAAAGAAGCATGCAAAATATGTTGAAGGTGCAGAAGCTGGAATGTTTTATAATACAGTTACTAAAAAACTGTATAGTGGAGAAAAAGGTATTCATGTAATACCATGTTTCTACAAAATGACATACCCAGAATGGGCACCCTTCGATAAAAGTGAAGGTAGACCTGTCCATCCAGACAGAGGGCCAGAAGTTATGGCTCAGACTTCGAAGAGCGGAATGAAAGACGTATTGCCAAACGGTAATGAAATTGTCAAGACGGCAAATCATTTTGTTATTCTTCTTGGAGACAGACCAGAGAAGGCTCTTATGCCTTTGAAAACTACTCAGTTAAAAACTAGTAGAGGTTGGAATTCATTAATGGATAATGAGTTTATTGTATCTAAGACAACGGGTAAGTCTATACCAGCACCTGCGTTTTCTAGAGTTTATAAAATAAATTCTGTTGAGAACTTAGGTAATTTCACTTGGCATGGAATGACGGTTTCTTTAGTTAAACCAGTGGATAATGCAGAAATCTATAGCCTGGCTAGAGATTTTAGTAAATCATTACATGAAAGTAATGTAGCAGCCTCTGTTGAAACTAACAAAGAAGAATCTAATTACTAGTTTTTTCTTGAGGAAAATAGGGCGGGGAAAGCGAGAGTGGAACTCGCCCGAAACCAGGGATCGTTATGGTAGAAAAATTTATAGAATTATTTAAAGGATATGAAGGTGATTTTGGAATTGCCAACATGTCTAAAGCAGAATTTGACGCTGAAAGAAGTAAGTTAAAACCAGATTATACTTGGGCAGGAAGACCTATTACTAATTCTGATTATAGAAGTCACATAGAAGGAAAAATTTCAATTGGAATACAGCCTTGTCGACCAGATAAGACAGCACAATTTGGTTGTATAGACATAGATTCAAAAGATTATTCAAGTTTTAAAGTAGATTATTATCTAGCTTTATTTCAACAATACAAATTACCCCTAGTTCCACTTTTATCCAAAAGTGGTGGTCTTCATTGCTACCTCTTTATGAATGAACCAATACCAACGGCAGATTTAATAGATGGTTTAAAATCTTTTCTCTTGCCATTAGGGTTAAAACCTAAGACAGAGGTTTTTCCTAAACAGAAAGAATTAAAAAAAGATGGCAAAGGAGAAATTAAACCAGGACAATTTATAAATTTACCTTATTACAATAATGGTGCGACTAATCGTTATGCGGTAGATAAGAATAATTCTAAATTATCTTTAGAAGAATTTATTAAATATGCCAACGAATCAAAAATAGACAGAAAAACTTTAGATAAATTAGTAGAAGAAACCCACAGAAATATTTTACTAGGAACAAATCCAGAATTTGAAGATGGTCCACCATGTTTAGCTTTATGCTCAAAGAAAAAATTAGACGATGGTCGAGATCGATTTATGTACAACTACATGGTCTTTGCTAAAAAGAAATACAAAGATAAATGGCAGGATGCTGTATCAAAAGCAAATTATGAATATTTAGAAACTCCCTGGGATAAATCAAAATTAGATTCTAAAATTAAAGCTTGGAGTGGAGAAACAGCAGGTCACACTTGCTATGAAGATCCAATATATAGTAAATGTATGAGAAGTCTGTGTTACTCAAGACCTTTTGGAGTTAAATCAGACACTATAACTTCTTTTCCTGAAATAACCGATTTTCAAATTATTATGTATGCAGAACCTGAATATAGATTTAATGGAAGTAAGGCCGAAGTAGTTGCAATTAATAGAAAGATGATGACCCAACAAAAAGATTTATTGGATTTGATTTGGGAGCAAACAGGAATTTATCACGAACCTTTAAAACCAAAAGACTTTAGAGCAACTTTAACTTTATTAAGAAAAAATTGTCAAAAAATAACACCACCTAAAGGAACACAGATAGACGACAGACTTGAAGAAGAATTATTTCAATATTGTATTAATGGTCCGCAAGCGCAAAAAAGAGAACAAATTGTAACAGGTTCATGTCTAATAGAAGAAGGATTTCACTATTTCAGATTTAATTCATTCATTGAACATCTAGGAAATAGTTGGAAAATACCAGAAGAAAAAATTGCGCAAAAATTAAAAGATAGATGTGAGGTAGAATTTAACGTTTCTCTTAATATACAAGGTAAAACTTTAAAGGTATGTAAAGTTAAACAACTAGAGATTAAACAAATTGAACATAAAGTAACAGAAAGAACGAAGAATAATTATTAATGAGATATAAAGTTATAGGCCCTCCAGGAACAGGAAAAACAAGAAGACTTTTAAATGAAGTACATAGATATGTTAAAAAAGGA